GGATATATTTTTACCGAAATGGAAGGAAGGAAACGGTTCAAAGTTCATGGAGAATCTTGACCGTTACTTGCGTTACGAAGTGGACCTGGAGAAACACGAAGCATCCATGCGCGAGCAAATGGCCCGCAAAGAGAATACAGAGATGGGTTCTGCGCACACTGATGGACTCGGTCAGCTTCAAGGCACAATCCCCGCCCGCGAATACTTTCGCTGGCATCAGGCAGAGAAGGGATGCTGGGGGGATAAGAGCTTTGTGAAATCCTTTCTACGCGACAATCCAAGCTTCAAAGCTAAGTCGATGGAAAAGAAAAGCTTTAGCGGACCAAGCTTCAAGACAGCATGAGAACTATCGGCGTAAATGAAATGCTAACAAACCTCACCCTGATGGTTGGGGTTGATTCGTTTCTGACCGCTGAAACAAATGCCGCCATTCGCTCTTTCAACCGCTATGGGCGATTGGCATGGGAACGGGCAAGATGGCCTGACACCATTCGCCTGGAGCAAAAGATACCTGATATTCAGGTCAGGAATGTAAACATTACCAGCGGGGGAAGCGGATACACCGGAACTCCATCCGCAGGATTTTCAGGGGGAGGTGGATCAGGAGCGGCCGCCACCCTTACCAAGAACTCGGATAACGAGGTCAATGGAGCCGCAATCACCAATCACGGCACGGGATACACTTCCGTGCCAACCGTCACAATAACCGGAGGCTCAGGAAGCGGGGCAACCGCAGTGGCTACAATCATCGCAGTCCTTGAGTTGGGAAACACCATTGGCGAGATTCTTCGGGTCACTGAAAATGATCCCTACGAAACAGGAAACACAAGAGACCTTGCATTTCGTTTGGAATTTTCATCCACATCAGCTTCAGACTTTGGACAGGCAGTCCTGGTTGATCGCTCAAGTACAGCGCCTGTCTATGTGCTTTACCGCACACCATTCCCTGGGTATGCCGCAGGCGAAGAGTTCCCTTATGTCTTTTCGGAGTATGCGGTGCTTGGGGCTTATTCGGACTATCTTTTGGCAGACTCGCAGTTTGAAAAAGCGGGTCCAATTCAGGCACAGGCAGAAGCGGTCATTTTACAGGAACTGGACAAGCTTGAGCGACAGTCTATGCAATCAAGCAACTTACAATTTATAACTTACGGAACCACATCACCAACAGGAATATAATACTATGGCATCAGAATACAGAGGTTTAGGACTTAACGGCGGAGAGTATATTAACGATACTGCCGCTCACACAGGAGACTTTTTTGCGATACAAGCGACAGAGGATACGGTACTTGCCGCGCAGTCTTCAAACATAACAAATTTGGCAAATATTTGCACCGGAGTGGACGGAACGACACTTTCTGCTGGAACCGTAATATACGGAAGATTTACCAGCGTCACGCTTACGAGTGGTGCGGTGATTGCGTATAATGTCTAATTCCGTCATATCGCTTGGTCTTGGCCTGGGAGGCGGAAAGGCGGCTACGTCGAGTGGTCGTCCGGCGGGCGGCGGTGCTTTTGTAAATTTACGGGCAGTAAATTTCGACGGAACGGATGATTTCATGAAGTGCGATGACAATTTTGCTACTCTGTTCCGCAGTTCATTTTCAGTTTCCTTTTGGGTTAAGTTTAATGATACGTCAGGTACGCAAGTTGTGCTTGGTTCCAGCAATGCAACTGCCGCAGATCGTATACAATTCTTTCACACAGGTTCTGCCCTCTTGTCCTTTTACGAAGCAAATAACGTAGGCACTGTAGCTAGAAATTCAGGAAGTCAAACTTGGACAAATTGGAATCACATTGCCGCAACTTACGAGCAAAGCGGATCAAGTTGTGCGGATGTTCTTTATGTCAATGGTAGTTCTGTCGCAAGCGGAAGTAAAACCCTGGATATGTCTGCTTACGCAACAACAGGAACTGCTCCCAATTTTTTGGCTTGGGCGGCAAGGGCTTTAAGTACGGCAGTAGGTCTTTACTCAAACATCAAGCTCGATGAAATGGCTTTCTTTGATTCCGCTTTATCTGCTGACGATGTTTCAACTATTTACAACAGCGGAGTACCCGATAGCCTGAGTTCATTTTCACCTGCTCATTGGTGGCGGATGGGTGACATCAACGGTGGTTCAGGAACAACTATAGCCGATCAAGGATCAGGAAGCGTTGACGGAGAACTTACCAACGGCCCAACCTACACCACTGACATACCATCATGAGTACGACCTATTGCATTATTGATTCAGGTGATGTATCTAGTGTCAACTTTGATCAAGTGTTTGAGACTTCGGAAAACACTTTAAGATACAATAATGAGGGAACCCAAACCTTTGTAAAATACGAGGGTGCAAAGCCTCGTTTCCTTTACGGTAAGGACACCTACACCCACTCCCAAATACTTACAATCCTGTCAGGTGAGGATTGGACACCAACAGAGTAATGGCCACGGAAGTTGGAGAAGGAACACAGATAAAGGCAAACCTTGCCTTCATGGCCAAGACTATTGGCATAGTCGCAGTTGCCACCTATTCTTATGTCACAATCAAATCCGATATCGATGACTTGCGAAATGAGAATGTCAGACTTCATCACGAAGTTGATATGAATAGTGAGTTTAGGGTAAAATGGCCAAGAGGAGAACTTGGTGCTTTACCTGATGACGCAGAACAAAACATGAGGCTTTCTTTTTTAGAAAAGCAAATAGGCAAGCATGACGAATTATTGGATAATATAAGGTATCAACCCCTTGGGCAATGACATGGAAATATCCCATTACATGTTCGCGGGAGTTGGCGTTGCCCTGTCCATCCTTGCGTTCTTTATCAAACGCAACAAATGGGAGCTTGAAAAGATGAATGAAAGGCTCAGGCAAATAGAAATTTCCAATGCCGGACAATCCAAGGATTTAGCACATCTGACCAAGCTGGCCGAGGATCGGCGCGAGGATGTAAAGAATCTGTTTAAACGCCTGGAGGGCAAATGAAATGTTTGAGTTACTTACTTTGTTTCTTACGGGAGGTGGCTCGGCAGCGATGGGCAGTATACTTAAGGGCGTATTTGGTGCGATTACCGATGCTCGTCAGCAGAAATATGAAATGGAGATGGCGCGGGAATGCAGAAACAATGAGTTCGCTTTACAGTTCCAGGCGGCACTCAATAGCGGTCCTGGTGGAGCTTTTACTCGTGCTACTCGTCGCATGCTTGCTCTTATCGGCATGTTCACACTCAGCTTCATCACCTGTATCACAACCATCTTCCCAAGCGTTCCGCTCGTCAGTACAACAAATATTACCGGAGAAGGACGAAGAGAGTTCCTATTCGGGCTCTTCAGTTTTCCAGCAGAGCAAGCCCCTTTGGTCGTTACAACGGGACATATTGCACTTTTCGAAGCAACCGTCGTGTTGCCGTTAATCATAGGATTTTATTTCACACCAGGAGGAAGAAGATAATGTTTGATAGAGTCGCATTTGTAGGTATGAGTGGAACGCTCGCAACCTTTGGATTATCCGCATTTGATACGGTTGTGGGGATTGCGGTCGGACTGGTCACTTTGGCCTACATGAGTCTGAAACTTTATCAGGAATTAACCAAGAGAAAGTAATGCCACGCTACACTCCAAATGGTCCGCTAGACGATCCTATCTTAGTTGACGGGGATCGCGGATTTCGTGGTATTGATTCGTACCTTGAGAACACATCCTTGCAGGGTGGGTTTGTGGAAACCAGTGAGAATATGAGACTGACCGGAGACCTGGCGGAAACCCGTAAAGGTATTGATTTCTTGGCTGGAGGTCTGACCCTTAGTTACAATGGCACAGACGAGCGATGCTTTTGTGCGACTTTGTTTAGCGACCCAGCCAGTGGCGAGGAGTTTGTGGTGGTTGCTACCAAGACAAAAGCAATCATTTGGAACGATGCAAATAACTCAGGTATAGCAATTGATTACCCCGGTGGTGAAGTAGTCGCAGATGCGGATGGAGCATCCTTCGTGCAAGCATTGGAAAAGCTAATTTTATTCCGAGGCAAAAATAAAACCCCACTGGAATGGGATGGAGACTTTGCATCACCAAGTGATTTTGTAGTCAAAGCAAATGCAAGCCCAGGCGCCGGAAATATCCAATGTCCAAATACGGACTTTGGTTTGTTTTTTCGTAACCGCTTGATTGTTCCACAACCCACAGATTCAAACTACACGGTCCTAATGAGTAACCTGCTTAATACGGATGTGTTCACTCCAGCAGACGCGCAATTCAGATTAAATCGAGGAAGTGCAGATTTTCTTGTTTCTTTTTTTCCGTATCAAGAAGATCAGTTAATTTGCTTTTTGAGAAATTCCATCCATATGATAAATAATGTCGCAACCACATCTGCGGCAAACACTTACGAGATAACCCGTCAGCATGGATGTGTAGCTCGCAAGAGTATCGCACAGAGCGGACCACAAACTTTCTTCCTGTCAGACAATGGGGTCATTGTACTGTCACCTGGTACGGACCCGGCCAAAGGACTCGGAGTAGCAATTTCAAAAGTAAGCGGAGAAACCATACCTATGACCCGCCCAATACAGGATCAGTTCGATGAGGTAAACTTTGCACATGCGGACAAGTCCTGCGGGGTGGTTTTTGACAACAAGTATTACCTTGCAGTACC